GAACCTTCTACTTCCAACCATGTATCTCCGACTGAAAGGTGTCATGTGTTCTCCATTCGTGGGCAATAAATTGAGTGGTGAATCCTTTTCAGGATCATGCCACTTGCCTTGAAATCGATCACACATGAATAGAACAAACTCAACGTTGTTTTTCAACAGACAATATGCGTCAATGAAGCCACTTGGGTACTTGTCTTCGTCGAATACAATCACTTGAGCACCTCCAGTCTTGGCCAAGCACCTTTCATAAGTATCACACCTACTACTAGGTTGGCCCTTGCCAGTCTTTGGATCCTTGTCTTGAACACGCAACTTCGCCGAAATGTCCTCCTTAGCCACGTTAGTAGCACAGATGACTTGAACGGCTGGGGTCTTGACGTAGTCACGCATCACTGTCCAAATCGGGTGAGATTTTGCACTTCCAGGGTCTCCCTCAATCAATGCCAACTTCACGGTCTTTCCATCACGGCCTCTCATCCCTGCCAATTCCTCCCATGCTTTGATTTTCTGTGAATTTGCTGGATTCTGTCCAAGTAAACCGCCTTTGCCAACGTAAAGAGCACGCAAGTAAGCTTCTGCACGCTTCATGTTCACGGGGTAATCGACCCAAACAACTGAAGGAACGTTGTTAAGGTCCGTAAGTAAACGCCCCATCACACTCCGCTTAGCATACTGCAAACCGACGTCACGTATCAGCGGTAAAACTCGATATCGCTTGTCATAAATGAAATGACCTGCCACAATGGTCAAAGGTATACACTGACCATTCTTCACACCGTAATGTGATATGCGACTGTTGACTGCGACTCGGAAATTCACTCTGAAATGACAACCCAAAACCTCCAAAGCTCGAACGGAATACTGCTCACACCAAGTCACGACTTCATTCGCGGGAACACACCTTGCGATAATCAGAGCCAAGATCGTCTTGCTAGCCTTGAGATTACTCTTGACAGCGCTCAGCAAACAATCATTCTTTGGATACGTCAGTGTGCTCGGGTATTGCTTGATCGGATAGAAAGGCACTTCATGCCACCTCTGACCTTGACTGTCTGGGTACAATGCATCCCAAACTGCACTAGGCTTCAGATTGATCATCGGCATGATCGGAGCTGGCGTCTTCAAC